CGCAAGCTTGCGGCGCCCGCGCTGATGGCGGATGGGCGCGTGAATTTCATTCTGGCTGATCAGATGATCGGCGCACCTGGTGCTGCTGATGCCGAATCGCTTTTCGCCGCGGCGGATGGCAGTGCGCCGAATTATTCCGCTGAGCGCGCCCGGCGCGAAGCGGCAGAAGCGGCCCTGGCTGAGATGCGCTTGCAAGAAAAGCAGCGCGAATTGGTGAAAACTGACGCGGTTTCCCAAGCCGCCACAAGTGTTTTTGGCCGGGCCATGGCGCGGTTTTCCGAAGCCTGGCCGGAATTGGCTGTAGCCATGGCCGCAATGACAGACCCAGCCGCCATCGCGGACCGCCTGGCTGATGAACAGCGCCGGATTATGGCCGGCCTACACAAGGAATTCATGGAGGATGCCGCCCGCCGTTCAGCCGCGTGATGTGGAGGCGCTGCTGCTGGAAGCGGTAGCCGCTGCCTGTCGCGTCGCGCCCCCGCGTAACGTGGCTGAATGGGCCGAAGCGGAGCGCATTGTCGCCGCCGAATCGGGAAGCCCCTGGCCCGGCAAGTGGCGCACGGATCGCGTGCCCTATCTGCGGGAGATCATGGAGGTTATGACGCTGAGCCACCCGGCCAGGCGCGTCACCTTCCTGAAATCCGCGCAGATCGGCGGTTCTGAGTGTGCGCTGAACATGATCGGCCAGGTGATGGCGGAAACGCCCGCGCCGGTGCTGGTGATGCTGCCCAGCATTGACATGATGCGCGGCTATAACCGCCTGAAGCTGGACCCGATGATCACGGCCAGCCCGGCATTGTCGGCCCGCGTTGAAGAAGTAACCGCCCGATCTGGTGAAGAAAGCACCGCCACCTTCAAGCGCTTTCCCGGCGGGTATCTGCAGCTGCTGACAGCGAATTCATCGGCCAATCTGCAGATGCGTTCCGCCCGCGTTTTGGTGATGGAGGAAGTCTCAGACTATCCGCTGGATGCCGATGGCCGCGGCGATCCGGTCAAACAGCTTGAAGCCCGCGCCATTATCTATGCCGGCCGCGAGAAAATCTGCAAAGTCTCGACGCCGGCGGAAGAAGGTTCCTGCCGCGTGACGGCGGCTTATGAGCAAAGCAGCCAGGGCCAGTTTTTCGTGCCCTGCCCGCATTGTGATCATCGGCAAACGCTGGAATGGGAAAACCTGCGCTGGCCAAAGGGGCAGCCGCAGCGCGCATTGTACCATTGCAGCGAATGCGGCACCGGCATTGAACCATCCGCCCGCCCGGCCATGCTGGCGGCAGGCGAATGGGTGCATGCAAAGCCGGAACTGATCACGGAACATGCGGGCTATCAGATCAATGCGCTGTATTCGCCCACGCTTTCCTGGGGCGATCTGGCAGCGGAATTCGAAGAAGTTAAGGATGATCCCGAAGGCCTGAAAACCTTCACCCAGCAAAAGCTTGGCCGTGCCTGGCGCATCGCTGGTGAGGCGCCGGAATGGCAACGGCTTTACGATCGGCGCGAAACCTGGGCGCCTGGCACACTGCCGGCGGGCTGCCTGAAGCTGACTGCCGGGGTGGATGTGCAACGCAGCCCTGGCCGTGTGGAAGTGTTTGTGTGGGGATGGGGCCGCAACCGGCAAAGTTGGCTGGTGGATCATGTGGTGGTGATCGGCAGCCCCTTCGCCTGGCGCACCTGGGAACAGGTGGCGGCGGTGTTGGAGACCATCTACCCGCATGCCAGCGGCGGCGCCTTGCCCATCAGCCTTTCCGCGGTGGATTCCGGCGACGGCACCACAACGGCTGAGGTCTATGCCTTCGTTCGAAAGATGGGGCAGCGCAAGGTGATTGCGGTAAAGGGCCGCGATAATCTGCCGCAGGCCATCGTGCCGGGCGGCAAGGTGGATGTGAAGCGGTCCGGCAAGCGTCTTGGGCATTTGAAGCCTTGGAATGTTGGTTCCAGCTACCTGAAAGGTGAATTCTACGGGCAGTTGCGGCTGGAAAAGCCCACCTCCGAAAGCGGCGCGGCGTATCCGCCAGGTTATGTCTTCCTGCCCGAACATCTGGCGGGCGAAGAAATCTGCCGCCAGTTGGTTTCTGAAGAAATCCGGCGCCATAAAGTGCGCACGGGGGTGTTCCGCCAGGAATGGGTGAAAACCCGGGAACGGAATGAAGCGCTGGATGGCCGGGTTTACGCCCGCGCTGCCGCCGCGCTGCTGGGCATTGACCGCTGGCAGGAAGCGGAATGGGAACGCGCCGCCCGCGAATTGAAACAGTATCAGGCCAGCCGCCGCGCCTTGCAGCCCGCGCTGGATATTGAAGAACAGGCCGATGACCTGGCCGTGCCGGATGCCTTGCCAGAAGATGAGGCGCCGGCAGAAACCGAACCGATGATGAAGATGCCGCCGCCCGCAAAGCCCGGGCGCAGCCGCTTCTGGAAACAGTCCCGCGCAGGCTTCGCCGCGCGCTTCTAAGGAAACCCGTATGGCAACGCTGGATGCTCCGCCGCTCCGCGCGACGGCGGGCGATACCTGGGCTTGGCGCTGGGCCAGCGCAGACTATCCGGCCAGCGCAGGATGGGCGAATGCCTGGCGCCTGGTCGGCACCGGTGTCGCGCTTTCCATCAGCGCCACGGCGGATGGGGATGGCTTTGTCGCAACCGCCCCGGCGGCAAATACGGCTGCACTGAGTATTGGCGCGCGCGGTCTGCCTGCAACCCTGATCGGTTGGGTGAGCAGGGCTGGTGAACGCTTCCAGGTCTATTCGGGTGGGCTCTTCATTCTGCCCGATCCGGCCACCATCACGGGTGACCTGCGCGGGCATGCCACGCGCACCCTGGCCGCGATTGAAGCCATGCTTGAAGGCAGCGCCAGCAAGGATCAGCGCAGCATCAAGATTGGTGACCGGGAAATCGCCCGCATTCCGATCCCGGAATTGCTGGCGCTCAAAGATTACTACGCCGGTGAAGCGCGGCGCGAAGCGGAAGCGGCCGCGCTGGCTTCTGGCCGCCCGCGTCGGCGGATTGTGCTGACACGCATGGGAAGGGCCTGACATGGCGCTGCTGGATTTCCTCCGCCGCCGCAAAAGCGCCGCGCCCATTCTGCGCAGCCCTGGCGCCCAAGCGGCCTGGTCCCCTATTGGGCCAAAGCAGCGCGCGCAAAGCGGCTGGATGGCAGCGCAGCCTTCGCGCCTTTTGGCGGATTTGCCGGGCGGGCATGGCTTCGCGCCGAATCGCGATATTCGCTGGCAGTTGGACACGCTGCGCAACCGTTCGCGCTGGCTGGCGCAGAATGAAGGCTATACGGCCGGTTTTCTGAAAAGCCTGCGCCGTAACGTGGTTGGGCCCAGAGGCTTCACCTTGCAGATGCAGGTGATGAATGATCGCGGCACCGGCAAGGATGAAAATGCAAATCAGCGTATTGAATCGGCGTTCTATCAGTGGGGGCGGCGCGGGGTTTGTGACGTAACCGGCCGGCATTCCTGGCTGGATATGTGCGGCCTGGTGGTGCTGGGCGTGGCGCGGGATGGTGAAGCCCTGATCCGCCTGCACAAGGGCGGCAATCCATTTGGGTTCCAGCTTGAAATGCTGGACCCATCGCAGCTTGAAACCGATGTAAATGGCCGGCCGGAAGGCACCGCCAGCGGCAATGTGGTGCGCGCCGGGGTGGAACTGACGCCCTTTAACCGCCCTGCCGCGTATTGGATGCGCGCCCATGTGCCGAATGATGACCCCGCCGCGCTGAATGCCCCGCTGCGCAAGCGCGTGCGCATGCCGGCCGAGGAAATGATCCATCTGTTCCTGCCGGAATGGCCGCAACAGATCCGTGGTGTGCCCTGGATCAGCAACGGTATTCGCGCGCTGGCGATGCTGGATGGTTATGGCGAAGCGGAATTGACCGCCGCGCGTGTGGCCGCCGCCAAGATGGGCTTCTACCGCATGGATGCGGATGCTGAACCCGATGGCGAATTGGCCGATGATGGCGCGCTGGTGCAGGAAGCTTCCGCCGGCACGTTTGAATTGCTGCCCAAGGGTGTGGATTTTCAGCAGTTTGACCCGCAGCACCCCACTACCGCTTTCAAGGAATTTGTTTCCGCCATGCTGCGTCCCGTCGCGGCTGGTGCGGGCGTTTCCTATAACGCTTTCGCCAATGACGCTGAGGGGATGAATTACAGCGCCCTGCGCGCCACGGAATTGGAAGATCGCGACGAATTCCGCACGCTGCAGCACTGGATGATTTCAGGCCTCTGTGAGCCCGTATTCACCGCCTGGCTGCGCGAAGCACTGATCACCGGCGCGCTGGGCCTGCCGGCAGGCAAGATGTGGAAGTTTGACGCGCCAAATTTCGTGCCGCGCGGCTGGCAATGGGTGGATCCGCTGAAAGAAGTGGCGGCGGTGGAAAAAGCTGTGGCGCTGGGCATCAGCAGCCGCACGGCCACGGTGGCGGCGCAGGGCGGCGATTTTTCTGAAACCATCGCTGAACTGAAGGCCGAGAAAGCCTTGATGGGTGATCTGATACCGCCCGCCGCCGCGCCTGCCGCGCAGGCGGAACCCGACGCAGACGACGAGGATTGAACCATGCCCTTGCCGAAGAATGTTGACCGCCGCGGCTTCCGCACGGTGGCGCTGGAACGCGCCAACCTGAATGAGGAATCGCGCAGCATCGAATTGGCGTTTTCATCTGAAGCGCCGGTCGAGCGTTATTGGGGAATCGAAGTTCTTGGCCACGCGGAAAACGAAATGGACCGTGGCTGGATTGGTGGCGGCACCGCGCCGCTGCTGATGGATCACAACCCCCGCGAACAGGTGGGGGTGGTGGAAAGCGTCACGCTTGGCGAAGACCGGGTGGCCCGGGCTGTAGTGCGATTCGGAAGAAGCGCACGCGCCGAAGAAGTGATGCGCGACGTGGCGGATGGCATTCGCACCAATGTGTCGGTTGGTTATGAGCTTCTCGATATTCGCGAAGAACCCGCGATAAAAGGGAAGCCGCAGACTTACCGCGCGGTGCGCTGGCGTCCGCTGGAAGTGAGCCTGGTTTCCATCCCCGCTGACATGACCGTTGGTGTGGGGCGGGAAGCGCCGGCCTCTGTTTTACCTCAACCCAAAACACAGGAGAGCACCGGCATGGAACCGGAAGTGAAAGAAGCGCCCGCCGCGCGGGCGATTGATGATGGCGCTGAAGCGCGCCGCCAGAAGGAAATCATGGACCTGGCCACCCTGGCCAATGTCCGTGACATGGGCATTGAAGCCGTGCTGAAAGGCGACACGGTGGAACTGTTCCGCGGCAAAGTGCTGCTGGCCCGCCAGGGTGAAGCCAAGCCGCTTGGCGTGGCGCCGGCGCAGTTGGACATGACGCC